TACTGGAGACCCAGCATTGTAGTTTTCAAGGGAAATCATGGGGTCATCTGTGCCGCCAGTGGTGGTGGCTTGAATGACTGTACCAAACGAATTGTTGCCGGGGTGTTGGGCAAGAATACTCAACGAACTCGAGCTACCAACATGAAGTTTTGCACTCGGCGAACTAGTCCCAATCCCCACGTTGCCGGAAGCATCTTTATAGACTTGACCTGAGCCGATATTAAGTATGCCTGTGCCACCTGTTAATGTACTTGAGTATTCTAAAGTAGTAAATTTGCCTGTATTTGCGGTTGTAGCGCCAACTGATCCATTAATATTGATTGATGCGGTACCCGTTAAATTAGTAACTGTACCACTTGATGGCGTTCCTAAAGCACCGTTAAATGTTACAAATGCGCCAGCAGAGCCTACATTAGTTCCAAGTGCAGTTAATACGCCTGTTCCAGTTGTAGTTGTGGCAGGGGCTAACCCTGCTCCTCCACCGATAACTAAAGAGTTTAATGCTAACGCTGCGGAGGAAGCCCAAGTAGATGTTGAACTGAAATATGGAATACCACCTGAAGTTCCCGCAACAGTAAATGCTGGAGTAGTAGTAGGGGTTGCAACTGTTATTAAGCCCCCAGTAAAGCCTACTGAAGTGACTGTACCAGTTGTAAAAGTAGCCCAAGTTCCATCACCTCGTAAATAGTTTGAGGCTGAAGGTGTACCTGTAATAGGATTAGCTGCTGGCGCAGTAACAGAACTGATAACTGTTCCACTAATAGGTAAAGTTAATGCTGTATTAGCTGTGACAGTTAATGACGTAGTAAACGCGCCTGAAGTAGTAAAATTTCCACCTATCGTGAATGTCTTACCAGTGTTAGCTACGCCTGTTCCTCCATTAGCACCAACTAATATTCCTGCTAATGAAATTGCGCCTGTAGTAGCTGTAGCTGGAGTTAATCCAGTGGAGTTACCTGAAAATGATGTAACGCCATTAGAACCTTGTATCCCTGCAACGGAAATTGTCCAAGATGCAAACGTGCCTGATCCACCGATAGAATCAACTAATACCGTGAAAGTAGTTCCACTAAAAGCAGTAACTACACCTTCCATAAAATCTGCTGGAGTAGATGAATACGCTACTCGAACTCTAGTACCGATAGCAAAAGCTGTTTGTGAATTAGTAAAGTTAGTCGTAAAGACTTTAGAGCCTGTTGCAATAAGCACCGATGTCGCTGACGTTAATCCCTGATACCCAATGCCTATCTGAGTTACTGTTTGAATAGTAACAATAAGTGATGGTGATTCAGGAACAGCAGGGCTTGTTGTAGCAGGAAATGTAATAAGCTGAACACCTGTCGTATCAGAGTGCCACACTAATTCTATATAATCGCCAGCAGTTAAATTAAGTACATAGTTCCAACTAATGATTTGCAGTCCATTATTTGATCCATGTTTAGCAGGAACACCGTTTGTACCAGCACCATCAGTTACATTAACACCGTTAAGGCGTATCCATATAGATACATCTGCAATTTGTGAATTAGGGTTAGATAATTGTGCGCTAAATTGTAGATTGTACACCCCAGTATTAGCTACCGTTAGTTTAGTTCCTCCAACAATGCTTGTGCCGTTTTCCAAGTCAATAGACCCGATATTCATTACATAAGCAGTAGTCGTACTGGTAGCAGTAACGGTAGACGTATCATGCCATGCGCCATAATAGCCTGGTGAACCTGGAGGACTAGTAGCGTTCTGCCAATTAGGAGCGCTTCCTGATCCTGTTGAAGTAAATACTTGACCTACTACACCAGGAGATACAAAACCTGTAGTATTAACCGCAGTCTGATAAGGTACATAATTAGCCCCACCGCCAGCTAGTCCAGCTGCATACCCTGTTGTATTTACGTTAACTGAACTGGGTAAACTTAAAGTAACTGCACCTGTAGAAGCTGAAGCCGTAATTTGTAGCGCTGTGCCTGTAATTGATAACACGCCAGTATTAGCAATCGTAACGGCAGTCGATCCATCATAAGACGTACCGCTTAAACCTGTACCAATGGTTAGTGCATTTGTCGCTGTAGCTGTTACAGTAGTTGACCCACCAAGACTAACTGTAGAACCGTTAATCGTAATTGAAGAATTAGTTAACTGGCTATTACCGATACCACCTAGCGTTCCACCTAATGTCAAGCTTCCAGATGAAGTAACCGTTCCAGTTAAGGTGATGCCATTAACTGAACCCGTTCCACTAACTGAAGTTACTGTACCGCCGGAACCTAAAGCTGATAAAACACCGCCTGCAAAAGTAACGCCTGAACCAATAGAAACTGAACTAAATCCACCGCCACCATTACCGTAAAGAATAGCACTTCCAGAAGTTGCAGGAGCAAAATCAACGCCTGCTACAGCGTTATTAAATCCACCTGATCCATTACCTTTTAAAATACTGGTTCCAGTTGTAGAAGGTGCATAAGTTACCCAAATGACGCCATTCCAATAAACCATTTGATCTATTGTTGTATCAAAATAAGGATACCCTATGTAAAGATTTTGAGTTGGTCTACCTGATGTAGGGCCACTAGCTACAACTGATTGCAGAATAGGTTGTAATTGGCTAAACCATTGCGCCCAAGGAGTTTGCACTCGATCATCAGCATCAACTAAAGTAGACTGGAATGGAGGTTGGGAGATAGCCATTATTTAGATGCCTGTGTCGCATAAGCCGCAGCACCAATTAAAACTGTCTTAATTGGATCAGTTATTCTAAATTTAAAGACATAATTACGGGATACGCCTAATCTACGCCATTCAGCTCGGCTTAAGAAATCACCTTGCGCTCCACAAGTCGCCCACATTTCATCGCCCCAAGTATACCCACCATCTCGACTTACTTGTAGCATGACTTGAGGATTTTGACCTTGACCATCATTAAGCCCTCCCCCTTGTTCCATATCTAATCGAAGTCTATAAATATGAAGCTTATTAAACGAGGTGTTTACAAAGAAATGAGGGGTGATTAATTCTCTAGCTATTAAATCGCCATTGTCTGTATATGATGCGGGATCAAGAATATACAAATTACCATTACGATAATCCGATACCATTACATGGAAATCAAACTGGCAGCCAAAATTTGCGTAATGTCTGGTAGTAGCACCTGATAATAATGTACTCCAGACTTCTGAAGTTGCATCATAAAGCCAAGTAACACCTTGTTGTTGAAAGCTTATCTGATAAAATTCATGTCCATTTTGACGATAACTAAATGCAATAGCGTCACCAGGATTTACATACTCATTGAATAGAAAATCTAAGTCGGGCGTTGACACGGTAACAGGTCGATAATTTCGGATCGTTACAACTGATAAACCGCCCCGTCTTGCTCGGCCTAAATAGATTAATTCACCATTACATCGCGCAACACTCCATCGTGCAGCCACGCCCATATCGGTAGGTGATCCAGGTATTCTTAATAATGGAAAGGGAAATGCACCTATATCCTGCCAGTATTCTTGCGAAATAAAACCTAATAAAACTAAACAGCTATTATCAACCGCAACAGCTTCTAAAGTATCGGTATAAGCTTCTTTACTGGCGAATGATAAAGCGTTCCAAGTGAAGCCGTCATATAGTTGGGATAAATAGAATTGACGTGTATTAGGTGAATTAACAATGAAATACCCATCTAAGAAAGTTACAGTATTGCCGCCAGGGAAGCCCTCTGCTGTAATGGCCCTAAAATTATTAACTACCTCTAAACCGCCCGCACCAGCAGGAGTAGTATTAGGTACATTAAATGTCCATTCATTAGCTAATGTACATGTGCCAGTTCCTGGTGTAGTTCCAGTAGCTGCAAAAGAAGTACCAACTTCATTATTTATAGCGCCAACTAATTGAAAATTTGAAGTACCTACACTATTGATAACGTATTGAGTGCTAACAACTAATGCTGTAGCGGCGGTCAAAGGAAAATTAACAACATAGTTACCTGAAGGTACAGGCCCTGCGGTTTTTAAAATTTCAACAGCTTCATTAGAGTGGCGATTAGTTGCATTTTCAGTTACTGCAACAATACCGTTTTGCGTATAGGTAAGCAATCCACTAGCGCTATTATTGATGACTACGCCTGTGCCAATAGGCATTTCATAAGTTGTTCCCGTACCAATACCTACGCCAGTTGCAGTAAATATAGTGCCTACAGTATTAGTTGCGGCCCCATAAAGTGTAAAGTCTGTAGTGCCTAATGTTAGAATTTGATAAATTGTACTAGCTACTAAAGCTGTGGCATTAACAACTGGTAATGAGGCAGTAAATACCAACCCTACAGTATTGGTTGCGGCTCCATAGAGTGTAAAGTCTGTAGTGCCAATAATTAAAATTATATATTTTTGCCCCACTACTAAAGATGTTGCGAGAACATTAACATCAATAGTTGCTGGAACCGCTGTGCCTGTGCCAGTAGCCGCTTTAGTAGCTGTAAAAACCGCGCCTAATACGTTAGCCGCTGCGCCTGCAATAGTAAAATCCGAAGTTCCCAATGTTAAAACAACATATTTTGATCCTGCTACTAATGCAGTTGCTAGGATTGGAGTTTGCAATGATGGTAAAACAACAGCGAAAGTCCAACTACCTTGAGTAGCTGTGGCAATTGTATAGTCCCCTGAAAGGACATCGCCACCATTAGTAGTAATGGTAGCAGTATCGCCAGCAATGCCAGCATTAACAAAACCTGAAACGGTGATAGTTAATCCTGTACGGCTATAAACATTTGAAACCGAATTAGCAGGATATGTATAGCTTAACTGAAGCGTTTTAGGCTCATAGATATATCCGTTTTCGCCATCTACAATTATGATTTGCTGAGCGTTATCCGAAATCGATACTGTGCCTTCAGCCGTTGAAAGCGTTCCTCTTTCCGTAACTACGCCGTTTTTATCAATCTCTAATAGCTTATTAGCATTTACTGAATAAAGTAAGTTTAATGCCTGTAGCCACCACAATCCACGCGAAGGGTTATTACCCGCATCAGCAAATAAAGTTAGCCCTGGTGTTGGATAGGCGGCTAAATTTGTTTTATCTTTTTCAGGCTTAACTTCAAGAAAAAGATTCTGTCTTTTTTGAGCAGAAACAGCTTTAGATCGCCCGGCTATGCCAGCCCCTAATATAGGTAGTACAATGGCTTCTGGCATTATCGTCCATACCCATCGCTATAAATATTGTATCTCATTTGGCTGGTACTCATAAGCGCTACATCCGTACTAAGGGTAGGAGTTCGTTGATTAATTCTCTTAATGCGTTTAATAGCATTTTGAGCTAATGCAACAGAAGTTTGTCTAATATCAAATTGGTATTCTTCAGCAATACGAATAGCTAAATTAAACACTATGGCTTCCCAATAGCCTGGAGGAAGGCTAATGTACGCAGTAGGGTCATTAACAACTGTAAATGGCTTCCAAGATGTCAGAGTAATAGTTTCATTACTTGATGAACATATTGGATAGATATATGCGTTTCCGATAGGAAAGCCTCTATCGTAAAATAAATAGCCGGGGAAATTAGTTTGTAAACTTTTAAGTCTTACTGCGTTGTAATCATCCCATTCCATAATTTGCATGGGATAATCAACAGGGATACTTCCGGTATAGATAGTAAAATAAGCATCAATAATTCGGCTTGGCCTGATGGTATTCCATGTAGCCCCTAACCCTATAGTATAAGGGTTAGTACCAGAGGTTAAAGGGAATGTTTCTCTAGTGATCTGATAAAGCATCAATTCATCAGCAGACCACGAATCTAACATGCGATTAAGCGATTCTATACCGTCTTTAAGCTCGTTTGCAGTTAAATCAGTATCTACAGATGATACTTGGATTAATCGCATTGCGGCGCGTACTAAATCATTTGCGGTATAAAGCTGACCGACATTGCTGACCATTGAAACAGCAATAGTATATGGTGAAATATGCGCCCATTCTTCTGGAGCATTACTCCAAAAAACTGATCGATTACCCCATATAGGCCCTGGCAATGTCCAAATATCATTAATGAAAACAGTTGATATGAGATTACCACCTATCAATTGAATATCATATTCTTGTGTGCCGTCAGCTACCCAAAACGAAATATTATATCCGCTAGTAATTACTATAGGGTTATCTATAGGTGTAGTCATAGCTTCATCTTGGAAGATCGCGGCCGCAGATGCAGTATTAGCAAATTTAACTTCTGCGGAGATCAACCCTAATTGACCCCCTAATTGAGGCACTAAATCAATAGTAAAATAACGGCTCATATACTTTTTACTCCAAATTAAGACTTAAGCTTATTAGGCAAATCTTGAAACTAGCCGCCATGCAGAACCGTCAAATTTTAAAGTAATCGAACTATTTATCGTCATAGCAAAATTGGTACCGATTAAAAAATGTGTATTTGCAATTATTGTGCTGTTTGAATCATCCGCAACAATAGTAATTTCTTGCCCCTCAAAGCCGTTAAGTAAGTCTGTTACGTTAGTTGGGCCTGTTTGAGCTATCGTAACCATATTTCCAAGCACTTTATCGAACTGCCCTGAAACTAAATTAGGCGTAGCACCGTTAATTGGCATTATTGAATTACCGCCAGCGTTGTCATAAACAATGTTATTAGACCCAAGGTCGTAGCACAAAGAAGTAACAGCAACAGCTACATTATTAGTAAATCTGTTTTGACTAGAGCCAGTTTTGAAAAACGCGCCTCGTCGCATAACACCGCCATACGAAATATTAGTGCCAAATGTATTTCCAGTAATAGATGAATACACACACGCGCTATCTAAAACAATACCATCGTATGGAGAAATAGAGTTGTCATTAAATGTATTATTGCTAATGATGTTTCCATCAAACGGGCCACCAACACCTAAACTAATTCGTATGCCCTCAATTTCTGCCGCAGGGTAAATTGAACTATCGCCCGAATCAAATCGGCTTCCGCTAACAGTTGTATTTCTAGCTAAACTACGAATGCCAAATTGTGAAAATTTGAAATAGCTTCCGTAGACTTGAAGCAAATCAGTAGGAACAGTTATGTCAATTCCAATACCAACAGACAAAATATCGCAACCCTCTACAACAATGCCGCCGCAAGACCCGCCAGAAATACCGTTAAATTTAAGCGCGGTATTACAACCAATAAAATTACATTTTCCAAAAACCGTGTAATTAGCGTTTAAAGCCGTAGTAAAGTCTACGCCAATAGTCCCAACACCAGTATTCAAAAAAGTGCAATTTGTAAAGTTTGCATAGTTGCAATCAAAACACTCAACGCAAGTAGTCCAACCACCAGTTAAAATAGGCGCCCAAGTATTGCCAGTTCTTAAAGGGGAAAAATAAACGCGTTGAAATTGAATAGTGGTTTCAAATACACTTAATTGTGAAGGATAAATTAGTTTTATAGCTGATCCAGCTAACGTAGCTGCCGACAATAAATTTGGTACGGCTTCTAAACTTAGATCATACATAGTGAATACGCGCTGTTGTGTAGCAGTATATTCAATACCATTTACCCCTGTCATGCCTACACCTGTCCATTTTAGGACAGATATATTCATACCATCGCCATGTAATGTAATGGGCTTGTCTGTAATAGTAACAACATCTGTTAATATATATGTTCCCGCAGGAAAATATAAACTTCCCCCAGTAGAAGGGATTGCATCCATAGCCGCTTGAATAGCTATAGTATCATCAGCAGTACCATTACCAACAGCACCAAAATCTTTGACAGAAACAATATCGTTTACTTTAGCTGCTACTGTTCTGGCGGTTGCGCCAGTACCAGTTTGAATAGTTCCTACTAAGGTTGACCCATTAGATGCAGTAAGATAATTTGTTAAATTTTGAATCGATGTAACAGTTCCTGTAATTACAGTAACTGTACCAAAACTATAAAAAGCGCCTGTAACTGTACCTATAATTTTATAACTTCCAGCCGGAACAGCTACACCAGCAGGGCTGGCAGCAATAGCCGCAGTAAAAGCGGCTGTGTCATCCGTAACGCCATCGCCAACTGCGCCAAAATCTTTAACTGTTGGCAAATCTCCAAAACCATCGCTGATTAATCTAGCAACAGCCCCAACTAATGTAATTCCGTTTTTAGATGCCTGAAAAGTGCTTGATGTAGTAACAGACGCGCCCGCAGAGCTTAAACTTAAGCCTGTAGCATTTCCATTTCCATCTTGAACTTGTTGAAGTGCTGAAGTAATGCCACCAGGAACCTGCAATAAGCCTGGAAAGGATAGATTTTGTTGCTGATTCGCTAGGCTAGACATTCGTTATTCCTCAAATGGGGTATTTCTAATACGTTTTTTAGGGGTTTTACCCTGGTCATCCCATTCTTGGGAAGTAAGCCATCCGTCCTTGGATAAAGCTTTATATTCTTGCTCATCAACGGCAATTGTTGAATTGGCGTATGAGTCTTTGTGCATCGAGCATGGATAATCG